CCACCATGCGGTAGAAGAGGTAACGCGTGACAGGTTAGCTTGACCATCAGCCAACAAGCCCATGGACTTAACTGGGTTGATGTCGTTGTCAGCAGTGCCTGTACGCAGAACGCTCTTCAACAGAACTTCAGCTTGGAACACGTTAGAAGGACCGGAAACGATCTTCTTAGGCGTCAAACGGATACGCTTACCGTTGTTGTCAACAGCGTTGCGAATCTGGATGAGCAGCTGCTCAAGCGAGGTTTGTGACAAGTTAGCAGCCGTGCTCAGCTGGTTGCTGAACGTGCCGCTAACAATCGGATGTGCAGTGCTGATCAGCGATACGCCGTCACCACCAACATAAGCACCGTTGAAAGCACGGTTCAGTACGTTAGCAGACAGGGTTTCCTTCGTCTCAATCAGCGACTGTGCCAGATGCTTGGCATAGGTCTGACCGATACGAATGTGATCGCCGTCCTCAACCAAGACCTTGGTCAAGCTGAATGCCAGACCGTAGACTTTGTAGAGGTAGCGTTGCAGGAACAGCACGCCGCCAGATTGGTAAGAAACAGCCATACCGTCGGGCAGTTCAGGAGCCGCGCCAAAACCATAAAGAACTGGTTCTTCATGGTAGTTGCGTGGAATACCTTTTTGCTCGCGGAAGACCATCTTCCATTCATCAGCGCGTTGGTCATAAACGCCATCGAACACTTCGTTGAGGATGGGCTCAACTACGGACCGAAAGTCCGTACTACGCATTGGGGTAGCCATGTTTTAGCCCTCCTTAAATTGCATTAACAGGAGCTTTGTATGCGGCGTCGTTGATACGAACGGTCACATTTACATAAGCATCTGTCAAAGAGTCATTGATATCATATGCAAAACCTGTGATCTGGAATTGACCTTGGGTTGATTGCAAAACGGTCAGGTACGTAGAGCTAATACCTGTTGAAGTCGAGCCGCCCGGTGAGGCAACGCGCCAGTCAGCTTCAGCACCAACCGCAGTTTGCACTGAAGTAGTGCCCGCAGTACCCGGATTAGCGTACTGAACATCGAACAGAGTTTCTGGATCATCGTATACCCAAGCAACAATTTCTGTACCTGTCGTGCCAGAAGGCCAGAAAGGAGAAATCGTTGGCTTGCCGGTGGAGTCCAGATATTGAACGCCAGCAAAAATACCAAGCACTGTGACGCCGTCAGTAGTGCCGGTACGAGTACCGTCAGATGAAGCCAGTTGAATGACACCGTCGCTTGTCAGCTTGACGGGATCGCCAGAAAAGATCGACGCAGCATAAGTGCTGGTGATCGTGTAGGCTTTCGGACGCATCTGACCAGAGTTGTGGAAAGATGCACGGAAGCCATACGGTGCGCTAGTCGAAGACATAGTTTGCTCCTAATGGATTAAAAGGTTGCGTCAGGAAAGATCGAATTGAGCTTCCCGCTTTTCCCCTATTTCCATGTTGCCGTCTCCCATGGTCAACTTTGACTTAGATGAACGCGCTTGTTGCTCAAGGAAATCTGCCGTATCGGTCAGTTTTTCCTCTTCACGAAGCGGGGCATCATGATGAGCCTCCTTCATGTATTTCTCATAAAGAGAAATAGGCAACTTAAAAGCCAACATCTCATTCACCCCAACGAGCCCTGCCCAATCACCCGATTTAAGGGTTGCGTATTCCCAGCCCGGAACATCTTCAGGCTTTACTGGTTCATAGCCCAGTCGAATCCGCATTTGGATAGAGTCACGAGGGTTAGTCGTAGTCAGCCAGCAGCAATGCCAGCCGGGGAGTTTTGGCAAGTCCGGTAAAGAGGACTGAAAAAATTGCTGACGGAACATTTCAACCCGCTCATCTTCGGTCACCTCACGGTTTTGTGTGACTGCACGATCTAGCATCGCACGGTTCTCACGACCTGCTCCTGCGGATTTTTTCAAGCGTTCGTCTGTCATAATACTCGCTCCTTTCAGCGATTGAAACCAATTATAGGGTCGAAAAAACAAAAACGCAATTAATCAAGCTATTTATGCTTTATTGTTGCGATCATATTCAGAATAGCGTTTCGCGTATTTCATACGCAACACAGGGTCATCCCATACGCCAGCATCAATCAAAGCCTGCTTACGCTCTGGGCTTAAGTAGATTTCCTTGCGCGTAGAGGTTGGCGCATGCTCCCGGCCAGAACCAACAGCTGGACCACCGCGGGGAGTTCTTTCCTCGCGAGACGGCTGGCGCTGGTTTTTAAACTTTTCAGGCAAACGGCGAGCTGTGCGTTTGCGCAACTCGTTCCAATAGTCCTCAGTCTGAGGATTGAACCCGTCTTTTGCCAAAGCTTGGTCGATAGCAATAACAATCGCCGAATCTTCGTCCCTACCCTGAGAGTCATACCACGGGTTATCCGTCATGAACTCTTTGGCGTAGTGCATGGTCATGTCGTCAATTTGCTGACCTTGCGGCTGCGGACGTTGTTGCGCCGCCTGCTGCTTGGCAAACTGAAGTTGCTGAGCCTTTTGCATCGCTTGGTCGCGATAGCGCATGGCTTGGGCTACGTCAGCACCATTGCCTGCTTCTACCGCCTTGGCAATCACACGCTCTGCTAAGTCCACCTCTTCCGAGGCTTTAGCGATTGCGTGGTCATAGCTCCCAAGGTCTACTTGATGGGATCGTTGCTCTTGAACAGATACGCGGCGCTCAAGGTCATCATTGCGCTTACGTAAGAAGTCCAGTTCGAGTTTGTCTCGCTTGATAGCTTGGTCTCGGCGCTCTTTGCGCTCAAGTTTTTCAAGTCTACGCCGCTCTCGGATTGATTCTCGCTCACTGTCATTCCCATCATCTTCATCTTGCTCAGCAGATGCCGTCGTGCGGTCATCTTCATGGTCGTCTTGATCCTCTTCGTGATCAGATAAATCGTTCTTATCTTCAACAATGACAATCTCTTCGCCATTGCCGTTTTCGTCATCTTCTTTCATCACTTCAGCCATAACTCATCTCCCTTCAGATGAATGCTCGGATTGCTAACGGGTCGCCAGTTACCTGCCCGATGATGTCCAAGTCGTTAAAAATAACAAACATTGCAGATTCGTCCGTACCGGGGATTTTTGCTTCCCAACGGTCACCGCCGTACTTAGCAACGCGAACGTATTCGCCAGCTTTGCACCACTCTCCTTCTGGCCATGTCTGCATATCGTTTCGGTTCTTAAACGCCAGTGGCCCTAAAGCAATTACTTTGCCAATTTGGGTGTTCCACTTTTCGGTGTCTTGTGAACCAATATCAATGATGATGCCACCAGCAGATTTCTTTTTTGGTGTACGAATCTGGATCAGAACACGGCTTCCGAAAGGCTGAATGCCGGCATCTACTGCCGGAAAAGCCTCCGCCATTGCGTTCTCATAGGTCGTTGTCAAAATTTCTCTCCTCGTCTAGAAGGTTTAAAAGTACGTTAATTGCCGCCTCATAACCGGCAACCATTCCCACGCGATACCCGTACTCGAAAGTGTCGCGGGTCTGAGGACGCATCAAGGCTTCAACAGCAAATGACTGCTGTTCTGCCTTGAGGCGATTCAAAAGTTGAGACTCAATGTTCATGCAGGAGTCTTAGGCATTGAAGGAACTGGCGGCAAACTTTGGCCGTCCAACTTCTCCCCCGCGGCTAGGCGGTGCTTTTGTTTAACTAACGCGCCAGTCATGGGGACTGTGCCTGTTTTTGGTGTATCGCTCATGATGATCTCCTTAAGGGTTAGGGTTAATTCCGGTTCCGGTGCTATACGCCACTTTCTCGCCCGTCGCCATTTCAGCGGCGGCTAGAAGTTTTGCCGTATCGTTGTCAGCCGTGTTCATACGTTCACGGACCTCTAAATCAGCCATGGTGCGTTGGTTCTCGGCATCTTGCTTGATCTGCTCAGCCTGCATACGCTGTGCAAGTTCTTGCTGCTGCGATTGCAGCTTAGCGGCTTCAAGTTGCTGTTGCGACTGCATCTTCTGCTGCTCAATCTGCAATTTAGCCTGATCGACCTGCGTGCGTTGTTGCAGTGCTTGACCTTGAAGTTGTGCGTTAAGCTGCGCAATCTGCATGGAGCTGTCAGGCGGCATCGGAGGCTTAGGTGCAAACTGCTGAGCTGCTTGATCCAGTTGTGCCAACTCCTGTGCAAAGCTGCCGAGCTGGTTCTCAATGAACTTCTGCACTTCCAAGATAACTTTGACCTGATCTTCTGCTTCTTCAGGGATCAATTCCTCTGTTTGCGCCTTATCAACCGCGTTATGCGCCTCGACCAAGTAGTAATTTAGCAGGTGGTCACGCAAATGCGTTGCAATCGGGTACAAAAACGTCTTTGCAATAGCCGGATTTGAGCCAAACAGCGGGGATTTTAAGAACGGGATGTGCGTCATCAAGTGCGCCATGTGATCTTGCGATGGCAACACGTAAATTGGACGGCCCATTGATGCGGCGACGTTCTCAGACACGGGGTCCATGTCTTCGCTGCCCGGCAACGGCTGCAACACCTCGCTTACAGGCACTTTCATGTTGCGAAGGAACATCTCCTCCACTTTTCGTGCGTCGTACATCTGCGGCATAGCCGTTGCACGCTGCATGATCGCTTGAGTTTGCGCAAAACGCTGGGTTTCGCTGAAAATTGCAGGGTCGCTGACCGGAACAATGTCCATCGGACCGTCAAAATCAGACGGGTCAATATCAATGCCAGCTGCTTGCGCCTCAATGTCCTCAATCGTCAGGTAAGCACTGTTGATGCGGTGCAAAATCTTGAAGCAACGGGCCATTGAGCCGTGCAAACGGCTGTGAATTGAGCTAAACACCACCATGCCTTGCTCAATGAGCGCCATGGTTGTGCCGACTGGCTGGTTCGGGTTCTGATCAGACAGTTTTTCAAACGAAGTTTGCACAACGCCCTTGCCTGCATCGACCAAAAAGCCCAAAAGTTGGAACAGCGTGGGGCTCGGACCGTTGAACGGAAGCGGCATGGCCAGCTTGCGCACGTCATCAATCAGCGCTCCGCCTTCCATCTCGACCACTTCAGTCGGTTGGACGTTGAGCGTTTGCCCACCGGGTCCGCCTTTGAGCTTAAGCAACGTGGGTACGTTCTGGATGTGCGCCGAGTCAAGCAAAGCACGCAGCGCTCCAGTGGCCGCACCGCTCAGTCCGCCAATCATATGCGTCAGGCCAATCGGATAAGCGCCACGCCAAGGCACAAACGGGAACTCAACAATCCAATCTAGCTCAAGCTGGCGCTCGTCATCAGGCTCCCAGTTACGGTACAAGCCCAAACCTAAGTCGGTCGATTTATCAATGCTCAGGATGTACGGCTCAGGACCGTCACCAAAATCAAGATAGGTGTAAACCTCATAAATGGTACGCAGGCCATCTTCGTTGTAGCTCAGGTCTTTACGGCCTTCGATCTTGTCATTGGCCTGCGTTGACTTGCTGAACTCAGGATCATCAGGAACACCCAAGTCAACGTCAATGTACATGCCAGACTTGACGCGGCGCTGGTACTCAAACTTCGTGATGTACTGCACATGCGTCTTGCGCTCAGCCGTGTAGAAGTTGGTCGCCGCAAATGGCAGGTAGATGTCGTCAATCGCAATGAACTCAGAGCAAGGGCGACGGTGCAACGGGTTCCACATGAACTTCATGTACTGGCCACCGCCCAGTGGTAGCTGCGTGCTCAGCTGCTCTAGCTCACCGCGGAACTCAACCATCTGCTCAGTCGTCTGCCAGTTCATAAACTCAGACTTGCGCTGAGCTTTTTGAAGCTTGGACTTGTCGCGCTCGCCGTGAATCTTGCTCTTGACCGGACCGTTGGGCGGGAACACTTCTTTCATGAAACGAGCGGAGAAGTCCACGCACGCTTCGACCAGCATTGGGTGCACAACCTTGTTAGCCCCAGTGAACTGAGCACCGCCGGGGGCGTCGTCGCCTAGACCGGTACGGCGCAGTCCCTCTTCGTATTGCTTATCGCGCTTCTCGCGAGCTTCCTTGTCGTT